GTATCTCCTACATTAAGGATGTCTAACATAGGTAAACCTGATAGACAACTATGGTTTGATATAAATTCTGATAATGGTTCATCAGAAATACCAGCCAGTTTATATATTAAATTTTTATATGGTCATTTATTGGAAGTCTTAATTCTATTCTTTGTAAAATTAGCTAATCATAAAGTTGAAGATGAACAGAAAGAAGTTTCAGTAAGTGGTATTAAAGGGCATATGGATTGTAAAATAGATGGGGAAGTTATAGATATTAAAACCGCATCTGGTTATGCTTTTAAGAAATTTAAAAATAAAACCTTAACTGAAAATGATCCCTTTGGATATCTTTCTCAGTTAGCTGCTTATGAAGAAGCAGAACAAACTAATAATGGTGGCTTCTTAGTACTGAATAAAGAGACAGGTGAGTTAACTTTATTTAGACCACAAGATTTAGATAAGCCTAATATAAAATCCAGAATTAAAAATATAAAAAGTATTGTTAAAAAGAAGAAGCCTCCTACTTTTTGTTATCAGCCAGTACCAGAAGGACTATCTGGTAACTTGAAGTTACCTAGAGAATGTTCTTATTGTAAACATAAGTTTAATTGTTATAAGGATGTAAATGATGGGCAAGGTTTACGAATATTTAATTATGCTAAAGGGCCAGTTTATTTTACTAAGATTGTTAAGAAACCTAATGTAAAAGAGGTTATAAGATGAATGGAAAAAAAGCTAAACGAATTAGAAAAAAAGCTTTACATTTACTTGTTGAATGGTTAAAATTACAGTTACCAGAAAAGGAAGCTGAAAAATTAAATATTTCAAATATTAAATATTTTCTTCCAGTTGATGCGCATATCTATGCAAATCATAAAGTAATGCTTTCAGCTTATTCATTTAAATGGATTATTAAAAATATAAAAAAATTAAAAAATAAAAAGATTAATGATATATCAATGAAAGATATTGATATGCTATACAATAAGGAAAAATTTTATGGTTGATAAAGAATTACCTATAGACTTACAGGAAATGCTTTCATTTATGGGCTTTGTCCTTAATCAAAAGGAACTAGATATAGATTTTTTTGATGATTCTGTTTTAGAACAATTGATTCTTTTTACAAAAGAAGAATTAAGAAATCGAAAGACACCAAAACAATTACATTAATATGAAAAGAAAACCTAGAAAGATCAGACCTAGAGAAAAGAATGTTCCTAAAGGATATGATAGCCTTTGGGAATATTCTTTACACCAAACGCTTTTAAAGAACTGGAAAATGCGTGGAGATCCTATTAATTATATAATAAAGAAGACCTATGAGGTAGACTTTATAAATACTATTGAAAATAAAACCATTCTATTAGAAGCTAAAGGTAGATTCTGGGACTATGCTGAATTTAGTAAATACATATGGATACGGGAGGCTCTGCCGCCAACTATGGAGTTGGTATTCTTATTTCAGAAACCATATGCTCCAATGCCACAGGCAAAGAAGCGTAAAGATGGTACTAAAAGAACTCACGCTGAGTGGGCAGAAACAAATAATTTTAAATGGTATAGTGAAGAGAACTTACCTAAATCTTGGAGATAGACATGATGGAAACTATTAGTGAGAAAGGATATAAATGGACTTTTAGTGGTATGAATTCAAAAGGAGAACCAAAATTTAAGCACGATGTAAATGAAACTCTTTCTGAGGTTTTAAAATATTTAGATTCTTTAGAGGGTGTAGAATATACTTTGAAAGAAGGGGCAACAATGCTTTGGGTATTCTATTCTGGACAGAGATATGCTTATTATTATACCACTGGTAGGTGGTCGCCTTGGGTAGAGAGAGGATTACCAAGTAGGCATTATAGATCTAGAAATATAAAAGACTTTATGGAGAGGTTTGTATTTGCTAAAGTAAATAAACAAAAAGAATACCAAGTTAAAAATGAAACTGTTAAAAGTGTTAAGAAACTTTTAGATAAGGTTAAGATAGATTATAAAATAGATAAGGATGTAGTTACTTTAACTAGCAAACTTATACCTAGACTTGATGGTAAAGGCTATAAAAGACAATATATTTACCAATATATAATAGGTAAAGGAAAATGGCGTTGCGCTTATAGTGATGGGACATATAAAGACTTTTATTATAAATCAAAAAATATCAAAAGTTTTTTAACCAATTATTTTATGGCTTGGGATCAATATAAATAAAAGGAGTGAACATGGTTATGTTAGATAGTGACTTAATGATTGAGAAAGGTAGACCTTATTCTTATACCTTTAATGAAGATGAGTGGGTAAGAAATATTCAAAAGTATATTGATATGACTTACAAAGCACACTATGGAAACGGACAGTATCAGGCAACTGATATGATAATTGATGCGGGACATGGTGAAGGTTTTTGTATTGGAAATATTATGAAATATGCCATGCGTTATGGAAAGAAGGATGGTAAAAAGAAATCTGAACTATTAAAAATTATACACTACGCTATCATTGCTTTAGATCTAAACGAGAAACATAATGATTGAAGATAAAATAGGTCCAAAAGAATATCTAGGAATTAAAATTGATTATGATAAAGATTCCAAACTGAACGATTTTAGTTTAAATAGTCTAAAGGATAGATATTTTTGGGAAAATGAAACACACGCACAAGAAGCATTTGCAAGGGCTTCTGTGTTTGCAGCAACTTTTAAAGGAGTTACAGATTATGCGCTTGCTCAAAGACTTTATAACTACAGTTCCGATTGTTGGTTCATGTTTAGCACTCCTATACTTAGTAACGGGGGCACAAGTCGTGGGCTACCTATTAGCTGCTACCTTAATTACGTGCCTGATAGCCGTGTCGGTCTTTCTTCTCATTATGATGAGAATATTTGGCTGGCAAGTTCAGGTGGAGGCATCGGTGGATATTGGGGAGATGTTAGGAGTAATGGGATACCTACTGCTCACGGCAGTCGTTCTACTGGTTCTGTCCCTTTCATGCACGTAGTAGATTCTCAGATGCTAGCCTTCAACCAAGGTACAACCAGACGGGGAAGCTATGCAGCTTACATGGATGTTAGTCATCCAGAGATTGAAGAATTTATTAACATGAGAAAAGAAACAGGAGGAGATATAAACAGGAAGTGTTTAAATCTACACAATGGTATAACATTAAACAATGAATTCTTACAAGCAGTTCAAGAAGATTCAGAATGGAGATTAGTTGATCCTAAAACCAATGAGGCTGTTAAGATTATACGGGCCAGAGATTTGTGGTGGCAGATAGTATATACAAGGGCAGAGACAGGAGAGCCTTATATAGTTAATTTAGATACTTGTAATGAAGCTCTGCCTAAAAGCCAAAAGGATTTGGGCCTGGAAATAAAACAAAGTAATCTTTGCTCTGAAATTACTTTACCCACTAATGATGAACGAACTGCTGTTTGTTGTTTATCAAGTGTCAACCTTGAATACTTTGATGAGTGGTCAAAGGAACCAGAGTTCATTGATGATTTGATAACGATGCTGGATAATATCTTACAGCATTTTATTGAGAATGCTATAGATACTATACAACTCGGAGAATATAATGCGAATTACAAAAGGTTTAAAAACTATATTAAAGAAGGTCAAGAAGGATTTACCAAGGCTTCGTACTCAGCTTATAGAGAAAGGTCAATTGGTTTGGGAGCAATGGGATTTCATGCCTATTTGCAACGTAACAATATGTCCTTTGAAAGTATATACGCTGCGGGATTTAACCACAAATGTTTTAAATACATTAAAGATCAATCACAAAAAGCTTCCAGAAGATTGGCAGAGGAGCGTGGGGAAGCTCCTGATATCAACAATACAGGTTATAGGAATTCTCACTTACTGGCTGTGGCTCCTAACGCTAGCTCTAGTATCATATGTGATGGGACTTCTCCTTCTATTGAGCCATTTAGGGCGAATATATATACGCACAAGACCCTCACAGGCAATTACCAAGTTAAAAACAGATTTCTGGAACGTCTTTTCAAAGAAAAAGGATTTTCAGGATTGGAAATAAAAGAATTGTGGGCAGATATCTTAGCCCATAATGGATCTGTACAACACCTTGATAGTTTGACTAAGGAGGAAAAAGAAATATTTAAAACAGCCACAGAAATAAATCAGATATGGATTATTGAACACGCCTTGAAGCGTCAGGAGTTTATATGTCAGAGTCAGAGTGTAAACTTATTCTTTGTACTTCCAAAGGCTACTGAACCACAGGAAGTTCACGATGAGTATATGCAATATGTTAATGATGTTCACTGGTATGGAGCTAATAAATTAAAGTCTTTATATTACTTTAGAACTGAAGCAGCCAGAGGTACAGAGAATGTGACTTTAAAGATACCTCGTATTAAACTAGACGACATGGAATGTCTGTCTTGTGAAGGATGATCCAATGAAAATAGTAGAGATAAAATGGGGGGATGCTTGGGTTGATACAGATGATTTTACTTTGGTCGATGCCAGAAAGCTGGAGCCAGTTATAAGAACTACCATTGGCTTCTTAGTTTCAGAGAATGATAAAGCTGTTGTACTATGCACAGATATATATGAGAAAGATAAGAAAACAATTAACACACCAATGGTCATACCAACAGATATGATTGTAGACTATTGGGTTTATGAGGTAATAGAAGAATGAGTTTATTAAATACAAGAGACTACTACAAACCATTCGATCATCCTTGGATGTTTGATTACTATGTACTACAGAATCAAATGCACTGGATGCCCGAATCAGTTCCATTACATACGGACATCAAAGACTGGCAGGACTTATCAGATACTGAACGAAACTTACTGGTTCAGATCTTCAGGTTATTTACCCAATCAGATGTAGATGTAGGTGCTGGATATATTGATAAGTATATGAGAGTCTTTAGAAAGCCAGAGGCTAGGATGATGATGAGTTCTTTTGC